CGTGCTTCACGCTCGATGGTAGATTGTAGGGTAGACAATTCGCCTAGCAAACGTCCACGCTCTTCTTTTAGGGCTTTAATTTTATTCATGATTTTTGTTTTTTTTAATAGTTTGTGTATCTGGCTAAAGCAAGTTTCAAAATATCCGCGCTTACTTGACTTTGTTTTGCCGCTTCAATTTCTAACTCTTGGTCTCTGGTTGCTGCAATGCTGCGAGCGTCTGCTTCTGTATCCTCATACGCGGGATAAGTTACAGGGCTCACGTCGTATAGATCCTCAATCATTGTTATTTTACGCTTTCCCATTGTGCCGTATTTTTCGCTTTCGCTCCAAGTCTGCTCTTTGATTGTAAATGCAAATGAGCTCTGCGTAATGTCGCCGCGCATAATGCTGCGAACTACTGACATGTGCGTAGGGTTCTCGTAATCTGGCAACCAAGTATATTCTAAATTACCGTCGCCATTTACAAACACTTTGCAAGTGTCTGCTTTAGTGCGGCCCAAAATTAAATCGGCTTCGTGGTTAAATAAACAACGGATATCGTAATCCTTACTTAAAGCATTGTCAAACGCCCCGGGCATTATCACCTCTTCAAAATATCCAAGGTCAGTAACTGAATTAATAACGGCAGCGATGCCACCAATTTCTTTTGGCATGCCTTCGCCCTCTGCTCTGGTGTGGACGGTGCCCGTAAATGTGCGCCTTTCTTGTTTCATTTTAATTTATTGTTTGGTTATTTACGCCGTCTGGGTTATTGTTTTTGTCTGCGGTCGCCATAAGATTTGCAATCTTGGCATCCATATACTCGTTGATCTGACTGCTAGGCATTAAGTTGGCTTCAATTAAATATTCGTCGCCACCATCAAACGCGTTAACATCCTCATAAACCCGCGCCTCGTTTCTAGAAAGCCAGCCGCCGCGGATGCCTTTATTATAATAGTCTGCTCGCTCGTTAGCGGAGGCCCTCAATAGTGAATTAAAGTTAAATTTAAAGTAATATGTAAGCTTGTCGTTTTCTGTTAACAGCTTGCGGGCTAGTTCCTGCTCGATGTTGATAGCGTAAGACATTAAAGTGCGGGCGTAAAAATCTTGGTACTCCTGTTCTACACTCGACTTAATCCCTGCCGTTGCGCCTATCATTGAAGCAGGCACTCCAAAGATTCGTGCAATTTCCTCGCTGCTAAATTTACGGGTCTCCAAGTACTGCGCCTCTTCAGGGCTTAGGCTTAATTTCTCCATCTTGATGCCGTTGGGAAGCACAGCGCTACGGCTTGCCCCGTCGATTACGTCATCCAAAGATTTTTTTAACGGCCCTGCTTGATCTATTTTTATCTGCGCGTCTGACGTTAACAAAAATTTCAGTACTCCATTTTTATAAACGCCTGCGCTCTGGCTTATTGCTGCCAAATCAATTCCCAATGTTTCAGCGTGCAATACTACTGGACTCAAACCGACTAAAGGATTATCGCCACACATCCCTTTGAAGTGTAGCATTTCAGTAGCGGGTATCATGCCCGGGTATCCTGCGAGTGTAACCTTGTAAAATAAAAGGCCGTCCTGCATTACTGGCGTTACATACTGCGGCGCGATTGGGTGCAACTCGATGCCAATGTTTCGCACGTCGCGATTAATAAAAGCGTAAGCGTTACCAGTTAGCGCCAAGTGGCTAGTCATGTACTTGGTAAAATCGTATTTTGTTTGGTAAGGGTTAGGCTCGTTAGTTAAAGCTGTGGCGTAGTGGATTATAATTTGATCCCTGTTCTGCCCATCATCTTTATACAACTTCAACCCTAGCCCCGCGATTCCATCAGCAATAACTCTAACGCAAGCGTGCACGGATGCAATACTTAGCGCCGTTGTATTATTTACGGCTTGGCCGCTTTTGGTTTGGTAGCCAAAAATATTGTTTAAGGTATTTACAAACCAGTCCGCGGGCTGCGTTAGCATTGACCGCTTTTCTGTTTTCCGTTCCCAAAATCTTAAATTCATCGGTGCAAATTACAACTCCTTAAATTTTGCCGTGTTAACAAATCTTATTTATTCCGCCCCTGGGCTAGCCACCTACAAAGAGCCGAGCGAAATACATCGTAGTTTTTATAGCGTGGCACGCCGTACCTTTCTAGATACTCGGCTTCCGTTGCGTTATAGGCATCCTCATAAGTGCGATACTTAGGAAGGTTAAAATAATACTTGTTCATAAAGTCGTCTACAAATCTCATAAGCTTATAAACCAAAAATCTGTTTCTTTTTCTTTGGCAGCATCCTGCATAGCCGTGCCCAATGCCATTACAATAGATACAGGCCCATCGACCTTATCCCCGCTCTTTGCTTTGTTAATTTTAATATTGCCCGCGGGGTCGCTTGCTAGTAATACATTACCCATCATCCAACGCGTAACTGGGTTGCCATCGTGTTTAAGTCTGCCGTCCTTTACTAGTCGCTCCAGTTCCTTAGTTGGGCTGCTCATTGAAATAAAGCCCTGCCCAAAGGGATACATTTGCAAGCCCTCGTTTTGTAAATCAATTACAAGCTGCGAAGCGTTGAATCGGTCATAAGCAATATCCTTAATTTCAAACTCCAAAGCCAAATCTAATATCTGGGCCTTAATAAAATTATAATCCGTTACGTTTCCCTCGGTTGCAGTAATTACACCGTCTGCAATCCATTGCCTAATAGAAGCCCCGGCTGCGTCCTTACGGCGATAGGCTGCCTCGCTTGGCAAAAAGTACCAAGTCCTAATCGCCGAGTATTCGGGAAAGTACAAAGTAAACGCGCAAAAGTCTCCAGTGCTTGCCAAATCCAACCCGCCGTAACAAATCCCGTCTAGCTGTTGAGACTCGGCGCATTCCATCCAAGTACTGTCATTTATCCAAGTCATGGCCGTATCTGTCCACACATTTAACAGCTTAGTTTTAAATTCAACTTCTTTGTGTACAAATTCCTTTGCCTCGGTTAGAGCCTGCTCTAATTGACGCGGATAAACCGAAATGCCCCAATTAGGATTAGCCTTGGCCCAGTTCGCCGAGTCGGTCCAGTCGTCGCCTTCGTCTAGCGTATAGATCACGGAAAACAAAGCATCGTCTACAATCGCCCCAGATAAAACGGAGGCGCAGTAATTGCGATGTTTATAACACGGCGATTCACGATTAAAGCCCGCCGTCGTAATTGTAAATAACAACGGTTGCCTCCTTGCCCCCATACTATTGCGCAATACGTTATAAAGTTCGTCATTGGGGTGCGCGTGGTATTCGTCAATAACTGCAAAGTGAGTGTTTAGCCCATCCTGTTTACTTGGGTTCCACTCGAGGGGCTTGTAAATACTTTGGCCGTAAAGGATGCGCCGATTGTTTACACTGTTGTTAACGGTTAACGATTCTGCTAGCCAGTCTACATTTTGGCAAACTCTAACAGACTCCGCAAATACCATCATTGCCTGATCAAGTTTTGTAGCCGCCGAATAAACTTGCGCTGCACTTTCCCCGTCAGCCATTAAGCCGTAAAGCATAACCGCACTCGAGAAAGTAGATTTCCCATTTTTTCGGGGTACCTCTACATAAGCCCGCGTAAATCTTCGCGATCCGTCGGGATTGAGAAAGCCAAACAGATTCCAAACAATAAACGCCTGCCACCCTTCCAACTTAAAGGGCTTGCCGGCATAGTCTCCAGTGCTGTGCTCGAGCTGTTCGATAAAGTCAATAGCGTGCTGCGCGTAGTTTTCAGAGAAACCCCAACCCTGCGCCCTGTCGGACAGATAACGGTTAACAGCATTGCGCACGTGTTCGCACACAACTACGCGCCCAGAAGTTACGCCCTCAATATATTGCTCAGCTATTCGCAAAGAAATAATCTAAAGCTATCTGCGCAAGGTATTGGTTTCTGTAAAGGTGCGGAACTTCAGCCCAAAGCCCATCCTTGCCACATGGCTTAAAGCCGCTGCCTTGATCACGGCTAACGATAAAATGCAAATCGCTTGGCTCAACTCTAAAAGTTACGCCCTCGGTTAATTCCACTGGCTCGGTTGTTTCAATTTTCTTTTTCATGCTATTTTTGATTTTTGTAAAAGTTCCAATTTACTTACTGGCGCGCTCTTGCCTGTTTCAATCTTGCCCCTTGCGCTTGGCGTTACTCCAAATAGTTGCCCCATTTGTGTAGCTTGCTTAAGTGCCCGGCTACGAACATCGTACCAGGGGCTAATCACTTTATCGCCAAAACGATTTAACACAACTTCGCCCTCCGCCTCTGTCATTCCGCACGCTTTCTTATAAAGTCCTAACTCGTTGCAGTACCCGGCAACTAATCCAAGATCAACGCCTGTTAACAAATGATTGTTTTTC